TGTATAATGATACTGATGAACCTTATGGGGTACCACCTTTTATGGCTGCATTAGATTCATTAAAGGGTCAACATGAAATGAGAGTCAATTTTAAGAATATAATGGAAGTAATGGGTATGGTTGGTTTCTTGGAAGCTAAAATGCAAAAACCCCAAAGATTACCATCAGAAAGTATAGAAAAATATCAGGATAGGTTAATTGGTTTATTAAAACAACTAAAAGTGAACCTAATGAATGGTATGAAAGATGGTATAGTAACTGGGTTCATTGAAGACCATGAATTCAAATTAAATTCAACTACCCAAAACTTACAAAATCTAGATAAACCTTGGACCATGAATCAACAATCAGTTGCAAATGGTTTAGGGGTTAGTGGTAATTTAATTGGAGTTACTTCAAATACTACTGAGGGTGGTGCTGGTATTTTATTATCAAAGATTATCTCCCAGTTAAAAAATTTACAAACCCTTACTTCTTTTGTATTAGAATTTATTTATTCTCTAGAATTACGTCTAGCTGGTCTTCCAAATAAGGGTATTAAAGTTACATTTGGAACTACCACAATATCTGATGAAGTAAAAGTTCAACAAGGGTTAGAATATAAAATTAGAAATTTAACCTCTCTATATAATCAAGGAATAATTGGGCAAGAAAAATTTGCTTGGGAAATGGGTTATGATAAACCCGACCAAAAAGAACCAAGAATTAAACCAGAAGAATCCAACCAAGTATCATCACCAGGTGATAATGCAAAGAAACAAAAAAGGGAGGCAGATAAAGATACCTCGGATAGAAAAACAAGGGATAAAAATAATCCAAATCCTAAAAGGGCTGACCAAGATACAAGAAAACGATAAATAATAAATATTATGCCAAATTATGTTGATACCATGGTACTTGGAAATGGACATAGTATATTAATGTCCCATGTACCTAACCATCATGAAGAAATTTCTAATAGGTTTTTTAGTGAAGCTAAACCTAATAAGGATTCAATAGACCAATTTGGTTTATTTGGTTCAGGGGCTAATTATAATACTTTTTATCAAGATGTAGACCCAGAAGATTTACATCCCAATGATGAAGAGTTTATAGAACCAATGTTCAGGTTACTTTCAGCTTGTATAGTTTCAAAGAATTATATGCCAACTGAATTTCCCAAGAATGTTCTTAAAAATTCTATGAATCTTTTAGTTGGTCAAACAGTAAATTGTGACCATGAAACTGATGTAGCCAATGCTATTGGTTCCGTTAAATCAGTTTTATGGCAAGAATCATATACAGTTGATGGAGTAACTATACCTGCTGGAATAAATGGGGTACTAAAAATAGATGGTAAATCAAACCCAAGAATTGCAAGAGGTATAAATATGGACCCTCCTTCTATACATTCCAATTCAGTAACTGTTCAATTCGAATGGAAACCATCACATAGATTTGAAAAAGAATGGGAATTTTATGATAAATTAGGTACCATAGCTGAAGATGGTACTATGGTTCGTAGAATTGCTACAAGAATTATATCTTATAAGGAAACTTCTTTGGTATCACATGGAGCTGACCCATTTGCTCAATTAATAAAAGATAATAAAATAAACAATCCAGCTTATGCTGGTTCTGTTTATTATTCATTTTCGGAAGCTCCCATAAAGAAAGAAGACCTTCCAAAGAAACTTTCTTTCTTTGAATTCAAAGGGGCCCATGAAGTTGATATAATGTACAATACCAGTAAATTTATTAATGAAAATAATAATACTAACCCAAAAGATAAACCTATAATGAATGAATTAGAAAAATTTCTAGAATCATTATTTGGTGATGGTATGTTAACTCTACAAGAGGGGGCAACCATTAGTCAAGAAATGGTTCTCTCTCAGATTAGAACAATTGTATCTGAGAATTCTAGTTTATCTGAAGCTAAAACAAATGCTGAGGATAATATTAATAAATTAAATGGTGAAATAAATACCTTAAAAGAAACCATTGAATCAAATAAATTGATGGTAACTATTGGTACTAACCATTTAACTGAGGTAAGAAATAATGCAATTTCTTCCTATAAAAAGCTTGTTGGTGAAGATAAAGTAGATGAAAATATTATCTCTTTATTGGAATCCAATACTACAAGTATTGAGACTCTTATATCACTTACCAAAACCTATGATTTACAATTAGAAGAAAAATTCCCTCTTGTTTGTAAAGAATGTGGTTCTAAAAATGTAAGCAGAGCTTCCTCAGTAACAAAAGATGATGAATCTACAGAAGAAACTAAAAATTCTGAGGATTTAAATTCTACTATCAAAAATATAGCTGATTCTAAATTAAAATAATATAAGAAGATTATGATGCCCTATGTAAATCCCGAAGCAATGACTGCTGTTGGGAGTAAAACCAAACAAACAGTAATTTATAAAAGTGAATCTCATAAATTACATCAGGCATTTCCTGTAAAAAAAGATGAGGTTATACTTCAAGGTCAACCAGTACAGTTGAACACTGATGGTACTATTCAAGCTTATTTTGGTACTGGTATTTATTTGGGTATTGCTGTTACTGATACTCAATACCCTGCTTATCCTGTTGGGGAAAAAATTCCTGAAGTAACAGTAATGGTAGAAGCATTTGCTATTGTATATGGAGTAGCTGGAGAAGAAATGCTTACATGTGGTGCTGTACTTCCCAATAAACTTGATGAAGATAGCATATATGTAACATATATGTTAGATGATGAAGGAGCTTCAACAACAAAAGCTAATCCCAAATTTGTTAATTTAAATACTGCAGCAGCTATCAATGATTTAATTGCAGTAATGGTTCGATAAAAAATATTAAAAAGTAATATGGAAGACGTAACTAAAATGAAAGCACAGGACTTCACCAAAGAGTTGAGGTCAATTGTACAACTTTTGGATGCTACCCGTGCTGGTCACCAAAATCAAAGACCTGTTGATATTTCACTTAGTGAATTGGTAACAAACCGTTATGGGTTGTCAATTCAGGATTATTATGATAAGATTGGCATTAATCCCAAAAAAGATACAATGCAGAATATCTTTACAATGCCTGACCCAAATATCCGTTGGATTGTTCCTGAAATTATCCGTGATGCCATTTATTTGGGTATTAAGGAAGCTCCTTTCTATCCCAATATTATTTCTTCTGACCAAGCAATCAATGGGCTTCAAGCAATCATGCCTATGATTAACCCTTCAGATGCTGCACCTGCAAGAGTTAATGAAGCTGAAACTATCCCCCTTGGAGATGTAAGCTTTGGTCAAAAATCAGTAAGACTTTTCAAAATTGGTAAAGGTTTTAAAATTACCGAAGAGGTTAAGAATTATGTATCACTTGATGTAATGGCAATTTTCATTCGTGACTTTGGTATTCAATTGGGTTATGCCCTTGATACTTTGGCTATGGATGTATTGATTAATGGTAATCAAGCTGATGGTTCTGAATCTGCCCCAGTAATTGGAGTAAATACCACTGCAGAAGGTATTACCTATAAAGACCTTCTTAGAACTTGGGTTCGTGGTTCTCGTCTTGGTCGGGTATTCCGTACTTTGATTGGTGATGAATCAGCAGCAATTGATATTCTTGACCTTCCTGAATTCAAAATCAGAATGTATGGTCAACCCCAATCCACAATGAATTTGAAAACTCCTGTTCCCAGCAGCTCTGATTTCTATATTCATCCTGGGGTACCTGAAAATAATGTATTATTGGTAGACCCCCGTTCTGCATTAATTAAACTTACAGCTCGTCAATTGATGATTGAATCTGAAAAGATTGTATCTAATCAAACTGAAGCTGTATATGCTACAATTACTACTGGTTTCTCTAAGATGTACAGAGATGCTTCAATATTGATTGATTCTACTAAGGAATTTAGTACAAATGGGTTCCCTGAATGGATGAATATTGACCCCTATATCACTGTAAACATTGAGCAGTAAACTCTTTTCATTTATAAAAGATACCTGGTATTCCATAAATATACATGGGTACCAGGTATCATATTATTAATTTATTAAATCAAATCAATTATGGGTACAAAAGTAAAGGTAGGTTCAAAAGCTTATATATTCCATGACCAGTCCACTGGTATTACCATTAAAAAGGGTGAAATAAAAGAGTTAACGCCCCAACAATACAATTCAAAAAGAATCCGTTCTGCTATCAATGGTGGTCATTTGGTAATTACCAATGAAAACATTGAAAAAGAGATTAAAAAAGATGTAAAGGTTGATAATAAGAAAGCTATTGAAAAATTCAAAGAAATGGTAGAATCTGGTATGACCAGTGAAAAAATTGCCAAAGCTTTCAATTTGGAAACCCTAAAAACAATGGCAGCTTCTTTTGATATTGAAGTAACAGATGAAGATACTAAACTATCTATTGTTGAAGCTTTAATGGAAGAAGACGAAGAACCTTCAGAAGATTAAAAAAAATAAACTATGGTAGTTGATTTTATATTCAACACTGTAGGGTTAAAATCAAATTTTATAAACCTATCATATGAAGTCCCAGATGAGTATACCTACTCCTGGGACTTTGGTGATGGGGAAACTTCAACTGAATTGAACCCTACACATGAATATCAGAAAATGGGTTTTTATAGGGTTTCAATGTCAATTGTTGATTCCAATAATAGACCAGTAGAAAAGGTAACAAAAACTGTTTTGATATCTGATAAAGTAAAAACCCATTTATCAAACAGTATATATGTGTTGATTAATACTTATATACCTTATTCAATATTTGGAAAGGTACCATCAAGTGTTAAACAACAATTTATTGAGAAATGGCAATTATATATTCAGCCACTAGTAAATCATGAAATTCCAGTAGAAGATTTTAATAATGAACTTTATTATGAAGCTCTAGAAAATCAATTAATAATGGAATTGGCTGCTTATGATTATATGATATTAAACATTCAAAATGTAATCAATGCTACTTCTCAAACCATTATAAAAGATAATTCACAAGGTTCAGAATGTGGGGGGGAATATTCTTCCCAAAGTTCTGGTTCCTCATCAGATACATCCTCTGCATCTGGAGGTTCAATAAAAAAGATTGTAACTGGACCAACAGAAGTAGAATATTTTAATGATACAGAATCTGAAAAAGATTTTATATCAAACATAACCAAAGCAACCCAACCTGGTGGTTTCATAGATATACTGAAACAAAATTTATGTATGCTAGCAGGAAGGTTAGATATATATCTACCAATCTGTGAAAACCAAACTAGGGTTGTAGTACCAAGAGTGGTAAACAGAAGGAAACCAAGATTATTGGATGGTCCAGACCCATTAGAAGTATTAAGGTAATATGCCAAAAATTAGCAGAATGTCCCAAAAAGATTGGGATAAATATAAATCCATAATAAATAACTTCATAGATGTAGATGCTGGTAAACAACCATTTCTATGGTTAAGAAAAATAAACCAACCATTAGCTTTTGGTGAAGATGTTGGAGTTAAATATGTACCTTATCAATTAGAGGGGTTATTCCAATATAATTTTATTAAAACCTGGGCATCATCTGGAAGAAATTCCATTTCTGGTGAACTAGATAATGGTAATTTGGTTTTATATATTTCTGCTAACCTTTTAAGGGAAAACAATTTATTAAACAAATATGGGTATTGGGATTTTAATTGGTCCGAAGATAGGTTTATATTAAATGGGAAAGTATATAAACCATCCGGAGATACCCAAGTTGCACAAGCATCAGATGAAGCTCTTTTATTCTTTATCATATTAGATAGAGAAGACCCACAAGAGAATGAAGATATTTTACAATCTTATGTATCAGATACTACCATAATAAGTTCTGGAAAACAATCCATAATAAGGAATACAAATGGTAGAAAAGTTTATGAAATAATTTGATATGGAAAATCAAATACAACCACAACCATACTGGGCAGATTTTAAAATTAAAGTAGGTTTATATGCAAAACAGGAAGAAAATGGGGAGACCAAAAGAGTATTGATTGACCCAAAAGATATCCAGTTTAAATTTACTTATAAAGATGCAAAGGATAACCAGTTAGTTGCTAGTTATGATGGTACTACAAGAGTAAACCATAAGATTGAAGATAATCATATTATAGTGATTGTAAATTCAAATACCTTTCAATGTGGGATATTAAGGGTAACTAGAGCATTCAATACCCCAGATTCTGATTTTAATGATGGGATTTGGGATTATGGAGATAAAACTGAATATACCAATATAGAAATTGTATCATGAATGTTATTATAGAAGAAGAGGTATTAGTTCCAGATGTACCAATAATAGAAGAAGAGGTATTAGTTCCAGCTATTGTTCAAGAACCAAATGAAGTAGAACAAGCCATAGACCCTGCATGGAGGGAATATGTATATAATGTAGAGGATAAATTCATAAATGCTATAATAACGGAATATCCTAATATGCCTACTATATTAGTTATTGGATATTCTACTGATAATTCTGGATTAAGGCATTATATTGGTGAAGAACTTGTAACCCCATCAAGATTAAATTCATATACTGATGTTATATTTTTAAAAGATTATAAAGAAACTGGTATAGATTCACTGGGGAGAAAATTTTGGGTAGTTAGAACCACTATATCAGAAAATCTTGACAAAAGAGATATTTTTTCATACAGTATTTACTCTTTTACCTCAACTTATTATGAAGGGATAAGGTTAGTTAATAATTCTCTAACTTTTCTCTCAATAGGGGATAAAATACTTACTGAAAAAAGGTACAGTTTAAAACTACAATCATTAGTAAGGTTATATTCATCTGGGTTAAATCTTCTTGGTATAAAGATAAAAGGAAAATACCTATATAGCTTTATCTCAATTGATGGCCCATGTTTTCCAAATTTTAGAGGGTTTTTATTAGATGAACCAGTAACTATTGAGTATTTCCCAGAAGACCACATTGAAAGCACAGATATTTTCACGATAAATGATTGGCTATATGGGCTGCTTAAAATCCCTAAAATGAATATAGTGGAGGGAAGTCTATTTCCAATTACATTTACTTGTAGGTCCTTAAAAGGTGATTGGAATATTTGTGACTTTTCAAAATATAAGTTTATAAGAAAAAGTGATTACCCAAAACCATACGCTGGTTCAATGCCACAGTTGGGGTATTATTCTTTTCAAGTAGAGGAGATTATATTTCCACAAGAACCATTTCTAGGGGATTCAGTATATGATAACCTAAATAATTGTAGAAGGTTAAGAAAACTCATTTACCCCCCCTCTATGCCCTATATTTATAATGCTGGTTATTTTTTAAATTTTATGTATTCTTTACAAGAACTTTTTATCCCAGAAGATTTTGGGAGTTTATCAGAAAGGGGTACATATATAAACCAAATACAATGGCTAACTATTCCAGACTTTGTATTTAATATACCAAATTGTAGGTTACTCAGTTTTGGTATAGGTGATTCAGTTTTTAATGGTATAAAGTTTAGTAAAGAGTCTCAATTTGTATGGAATAATTCATATAATAATGTGCTGACAATTATTAATTGTGTAATAAGTAGAGAGGCATTGGTGGATATATTTAATCAATTACCAGATTTTACTGGTCAACCTACAAGGACAATGAGTTTAGTAGATTCCACTGGTGCACAAGAGTTAACAGAAGAAGATATAAAGATAGCCACGGATAAAAATTGGGTAGTAAATAGATAGTATGAAACACTTAGTATCAAAAGAAGGATTCCTATTTGTAAACAAAGATTTTATAAATGGGGTAATAGTAGCAAAGGAATTATTTATTCCCGATGACTACAATCTGGATTTATATATGGAATTACCAGAACAAGAAGCATTAAAATTACAAGAAAAATATAACAATAATGGGGATAGGAATATTAATTAAAATTCTGGGTATACCCATAAATAAAGGTACCCCCAATAAAGATTCAAATAATGAAAAATCAAGGTAGAAAATCCATTACCCTAAGTTTACAGGTAAGTGTAATAGGTAATATACCAAGTGGTAACTTTAAGCTTGGTTCACCTAAGGAGGTTTTCCTTATTAAAAATATAACTGATGAAGCAATAAGCTTATCAGTTAAACCAGCAGGAAGTGGGGAATTCATTACCACAAAGATATATCCTGGTTGGAACCCAGAAATAATTTCGGAAATCCAAGATGCCCCTGAAAATTCTTTACAGTATGGGTATTAAGTAAAAAAAATGTCAGGACAATTAATTATAGGAGTAGGAGGGAACCAATCATCATCAAGTTCCATACCAAAGAATTCAGTTACTTCTGATATGGTAAAATCCATAGTAGTAACTGATAGTGCACCTATAAAAGAAGATAATGTTCTATATTTTGAATATGAACCAGTATCATCTGTGGTATTACGTTCTTCAGCAGAAAAAAAAA